GTCAGCGGGTCTTCAATGCGCTTGATCTTGTCGTGAGCAATAAGGATGATGCCCATGCCTTTTTCAGAGCGCAAAACTTCCAAACCAGACAGCAGGTTGCGCCATTCTTCGGCGGCTGCAACGTAGCCCTTGCCAAAGCCTGGCTGCTCAATGTTCTTCCAGTTGTTTTGCTTGCACACATAGTCTTGCACCATTGGCTCCAGCCAATCAAGGGAGTCAATGAACAGCGTCTGGAACTCGTGTTCTTCGTTGATCAACGTATCAATGGCTGCGTACACATCACCAAGGCTAGATGCCAAGGGGAATGCGTTAGCGTTGACCATATCAGCGCCGTCTTCAGTCAGGATGCCAATGGCGTTGGGAGCCATAGCAGCAAAGGTGGTTTTGCCGATCTTGCCTTGGCCAACAACAACAATTTTGGGGCTGCGGATGCGGCGTGTTTTGCTAATGGATGCTAGGTTGAATGCCATGTTAGTCTTTCAGTTCAATTGAGGGTTTTGCGGGTTTGCTAGTGATGTACTGTGCTGCTTGGGCGTAGCCAGCAGCGTCCAGTTCTTGAAGCGCACGGAGGTAGGACAGATCTACGTCAGCCTTCCAGCGAAATGCGCGTTGTACGTTTTGACCCAAGGTGTCCCAAGCGTCTTGCACCTTGGTGGTGTCCACGGTGCGGTTGAGTTTCCAAGTGATCTTAAATTCTTCGTCGTTGTGCGTACCTTCGCCACCATTGGGCTTGGCAAACTGGTTTTCTATCAGCGTTTCAAGCCGAATGCGTTCGTTCTTTGCGGCTAGTTCGTTGTCTTTGGCTGCGCGTAGTTTTGTGATGAGGTCAGAAATCATCTTGGTTCTCCAGTTCAAGTAGGGCTAGGTTTTCAATTTCTACCATGATGCTTTCTTGCATCAGAGGCATGATGTCAACGCCGTGGTGGTAAGCGGCCTGCAAGACTAGCAGGACTCGCCAGCCTGGTTCATTTTCTGTGGCGCGTTGATAGGGTTCGTACTCAAAGTGGCAGGTCAGCCAAACACCTTCAATGAAGATGTTGAACTCAGCCATGCCATTTGGGCAGGAGGGGGCGAGGCATTCGCCGGTCATAGCGGCCACCCGTAGACGAGGACTGCGGCGAGGGCTACGCCGATGGCGGTAGCGAAAAGGATGTCGTAAAGTTTGTTCATGGTTTGCTTTTGTGTAGGGGGCCGAGGCCCCGTTTGGTTTAGTATTGGACTCGGCCATCAACGTAAACAACTACGTTTTTGCCACTTGGCAAGTGGACATTGCAAGAGACTGCGCCTGCCTCGGCTTGGAGGTAGCGAATTACGGAGGCGATAACTTGAGAGTCTGTCATAACGGGATCCTTTCGGCCTTTCGGCGTGATGCCAAGAACAATTTCGTTGGCATGGCTAGATTCTAGCGCATTGCTAGACTCGGTCAACAACTATTTGCAAAAAAGTTAAACTAAAAACCCTAATAGGGTTTACCCCTAGACGGTTAGACTATAGCAACCTGCTAGACTCTGCAACCTATGAACACACAAATAACACCAGAAGAGCGCCGACGACTGGCAGAAAAGGTCGGCATGAGTGAGCAGTACATCTACCAATGCCTTACCGGCAGGCGAGAGATGTCAGCCTTGGAAGCGGTCAGGATTGAGCAGGAGTCTGGCGGGGTGATCACACGCAAGATGGTCTGTACCGCTAGTTGGGCTGACATTTGGCCTGAATTGCTGGGGGCAAACACATGAGCAATCTATCAACTATTTTCCCCAACGGCTTTGCGGCGGCCACAGAAAGCCAAGACCTGGTTAACCCAGAGGCGGCGTTTCGGGCGCACTGCGAGGCCAGTGGCCTGCTGATCAAAGAGATCATTGCTGATGGGGAGATCCATCGGGTGGCCCATGTCTCAAGCAAAAAGGGTGCGTTGGATGGCTGGTACATCCTGCATACCAGCGGTAAGGTGCCGGTGGGCATAGCAGGTTGCTGGAAGGAGCCTACCTTTGAGGCCAAGTGGGTGGCTGACACTGGCAGGGCAATGAACTTTACTGAGCGCTTTGAGCATGATCGGTGGCTGCAAGAAATCAAGGCCAAGAAGGATGCGGACAGGATAGCCAGTCAGGCGGTGGCTGCGGAGCGTGCAGAGGATGAGGTGGGCACCTATGCGGATGCGAGTGCGGATCATCCGTATCTGGTGAGGAAGCACATAGCGCCACATGGGGTGAAGATTGACCGTGCTGGGCGACTAGTGGTGCCGGTGATTGACCAGCATGGTGAAATCCTGAGTTACCAGACCATTGATGCGGAAGGCAACAAGCGGTTTCTGAAGGGTGGCAAGATTGAGGGTGGGTTCTTTGAGTTGCGTGGCAATCGCAAAATCATCTTTGTGGGTGAGGGCTTTGCAACCTGCGCGTCAATCCATGAGGCGACGGGGTACACAGTCATGGTGGCTTTTGACTGCGGGAACCTGGCCAAGGTAGCCAAGGCGGCAAAGGAGATGTTTCCAGGCAGTCGAATCGTGATTGGCGCGGATAATGACCAGTTTACTGACGGCAATCCAGGCGTAACCAAAGGGCGTGCAGCGGCTGCATTGGTGTTTGGCGAGATTGTGTATCCCAAGTTCTCTGAATCTGACATGACTGACAACAAACCAACGGATTTCAATGACCTGCACTGCCTGCAAGGTCTGGATGCGGTCAAGGATCAGATCGAGCGCGTGGCAGGGCCAGTCAGAGAAAAGCTGGCGTTTGAGTTCAGCCGTGCTGATAGTCTTCAACTGACAGAAATCAAGTGGATCGTGGATGACTACATTGAGGCTGACAGTTTGGCTCAGGTGTTTGGTGACCCAGGCGGCGGTAAGTCGTTTGTCAGCATTGACATTGCCTGCTGCGTGGCAACCGGCACCAGTTGGCATGGGCATGAGGTGCAGAAGGGTGCGGTGTTTTACATTGCCGGCGAGGGGCACAACGGGCTGGCGCGAAGGTTCAAGGGCTGGGAACTGGGTAACGGCGTACCGCTAATTGGCGCACCACTGTTCAAGAGCCATCGGGCGGCTCAACTGTATGACGCGACGGAAGCTGCGCTGGTGGCTGAGTCAATTAAGACCTTGAGCGCAGAGTGCGGGCATATCCCATCCATGATCGTGATTGACACCTTGGCTCGGAACATGGGCGGCGATGAGAATTCAACTCAGGATATGAACAGCTTTATCCAGCACCTTGATACCTACTTGCGGCAGGACTATCGCTGCTGCGTGTTGGTAGTTCACCATAGCGGGGCGATGGACAAGGATCGCAGTCGCGGATCAACAGCATTGAAGGGCGCATTGGATGCTGAGTACAAGTGCCAACTTGACTCGGGCAGCAAGACCATCCAGTTTGAGAGCAAGAAGATGAAGGACGCTGAGATGCCTGCGGCTAAGAACTTCCAGATCACGCAAGTGGATCTACCGATATTGGATAAGCACAATTTGCCAGTTAAGGGTGCGTACCTAACCAGCGTGGACATCAGCGGGCTGGTGAGCAGTGTGCAGAAGCGCACCATCTTGCCAGGCAACCAATTGATTGCTTTGAATTGCTTGGTTGCCATAGAACTCAAAAAACAGACGGACGGCATGGAGGGCATGGATGTGTCTGCGAACTACGACGAGTGGCGGGAATCAGCCAAGGGGCATGGTGTTAACGCCAGGCGTTTTAAGGAATGCGTGGATGGATTAGCCAAAAAAGAGATGGTTGTTTTTCGCAATGATGTGTACCGAACTGTACCGAAGGCATCAAATTCTGAGTTGGTTTAAGCAATGATTATGCCAAAAACACTCAGAATTCATGTACCGATGTACCGAAACGGCAATTATTTTGAGCGAGGAATGTACCGAACCGAACCGATGTGTACCGATTTCGGTACGTTCGGTACAGTTAAATTGTACCGATTTGATGTACCGATGTACCGAAACGTACCGAAACGTACCGACGCCCGATTTGCCCGTTGTACCGAAACGTACCGAAGGGGTATATATACCCCCTTCGGTTCGGTACACAAAATCGGGTCGAACCTTCGGTACACGGGTTTGGCGGTTTTGCGGGGTTTGCAGGGTTTAGGGAATTTGGGGGAAAATATGATTGAGGTGACGGTGGACATGAAGATTGTGAGTGTGGCTAACATGAGGATGCATTGGGCGGTGAAGGCGCGGTTGGTGAAGAGTCAGCGCCAGAAGGCGTTTAATGCGTTATGTGCTGTTGCCGCACCTATCCCCTTGCCTTGCACGATTGTGTTGACTAGGGTGGCTCCTAGGGTGTTGGATGGGGATAATCTGCAATCAGCGTTTAAGGCGACCAGAGATGGGGTGGCTGATTGGTTGGGTGTGGATGATGGGGATAAGCGGCTGGACTGGCAGTACAGGCAGCGTTCTGATGGGGTTAAGGTTTATCGGGTTGAGATTGAGGTGATATGAATTGTCGTCAGACTGGCTGTTTGGCGACTTTGTAGGTTGGTAGGGGTGAAATGTCGTCGGGGGCGCATTTCGCTGACATTTTCAATAATTACGCGTACGCGCATGGGGAAACAATGAAAACATTGGCTGAAAAGACAACCAGGACTGGCGCAGTCATGGGAAGGCCAGTGAAATGGCCGCAAGAACATCCAATTTGGATGGAGATTGTTGGACGGGTGACCGCAGGCAAAAGTTTGTCAACTGTGCTGCGCGACAAGGATATGCCTGACTGGGTTACCTTTTATCGAATGCTGGAGCAGGATGATCGGCTGCGCCAGGCATACGACAAGGCCGTCCAAGACCGTGCAGACCGCATGGCTGACGAGATACTGGAGTTGTCGGACGAGCAGATGCCTGAAGGCTTGGAAGGCGCTATGGCGTCAGCCTGGGTGCAGCAGAAGCGTATGCAGGTTGATGCCCGCAAGTGGATCGCCAGCAAGCTGAAGCCGCGGACATACGGCGACCGGATTGACATGACCGTGCGCGATGAGCGTATCAGCGTACTCGACGCGCTCGAGCAGGCGCAATCGAGGGTAAAGACACTGGCGATTGACAACGTGACTGATGTCACGCCCAAGTGATGTGTACCTGTGGATAACTCTGCGTCTGTCGTCTCTGCTTTATACAACGGGTGTTATGTTAAGTTGATCTGACTGTGAATGGCCTGTGGATAAGTACCCGACCAGCCCGCGACCTTCCCGTCCAGCCGCCGCGGTCGGGGGGGGTAGGGCCCGCGGCGAAAGGGCCGCAGTTACGGTGCCCCCGCGCACAATTTTTATTTTTTGGTTTTATGATATAAACCGCTAACCCACATCCAGCCATGCCCTACCCCAACGCCCTAATACAAGCCACGCCCCGCAACGCGCTACTTGGCCGGTTGTCGGACGCATTGGCAAGCACCTACAGCCCAGAGCGCACCCAGCAGGCACAGCAACTGGCAGAGTTCTTGTCAATCCCAGCCATCAGCCGGACATTGGATAAGCTGTCCTACGGCGAACCCCTGACAACTGGCGCTGGTGGTCTGGGCGGCACAACCAAGTTCAACAATGATGCATTAGAGGCAGCATTCGCAGTTGCCCCTATGGTCGGCCCATCAGCCAAGTTGGCCGGTAAGGGTGCAGTAGCAACTGGCCGATTTGTAGCACCCAAAGTTGGCGAGTTGGCAGAGCAATACATGGTCAAGACTGGTGGCATCCTTCCATTGGATGTCTACCACGGCACACCACACACATTGCCACCAACGGCACGCAATCCACTTGGCGAGTTTGATGCCAGCAAGATTGGCACCGGTGAAGGAGCGCAGGCTTATGGGTATGGCATCTACACGGCTGAAAATCCTGCTGTGGCGAAAAGTTATAAAGATACTCTTGCGTATAAAGCATTTGATATTTCACCTGAAGCTGAAAAACTTGGTTTTACACTTAATGCTGGTGCAAGAGGTGAATTTATTAGGCAATCTAGAGTAGCTAAATCTCCAGAAGCAAAGGCAAGAAGTTTGCAAAATGCAAACATTGCAGCCCGAGATGTGCCTCAAGAAAAATTGGCTGAATTGTTTAAGGCATACGAAGAGCGAGGTGGTGGCAACCTTTACAAGATAGACCTGCCAGATGAGAAGATTGCCAAGATGCTGGATTGGGATGCGCCATTAAAAGATCAAACGCCTGAAATTCAAGCACTTGCAAAGCAATATGGATTGACTGACTCAGACCATTTGGGTGGTGATCTTTTGGCTGCAATGAATGCCAAAATGCCTGCTGGTGCAAATGCAATGCGTGAAGCAGGCATTCCTGGCGTTAAATATCTAGACGCAAGTAGCCGAGGCGCTGGCGGCACCCGCAACTTTGTTGTCTTCCCTGGCGAAGAAAAGAGTATGACCATTCTTGAGCGCAATGGTCAGAAGTTCGACAACAGCGCCCTAATGAAATAAATGCAAATCCCAATCTACAAAGGCGAAGAAGAACAGCGGTTGATGGTTGAACTCTGGTCGCCAGAGATCGCCGATGACCTAGAAGCGTTTGTCCTCTACGCCTTCCCTTGGGGCGTCAAGAACACGCCTTTGGCTAAGTTCGCTGGCCCGCGTAAGTGGCAAAGGGAAGTGTTGCGTGATGTGACGGAACACATTAAGGCGCAAAAGGGCAAGGTCAACTTTGACACGATTAGGGAGTCAGTATCCAGCGGTCGAGGCATTGGCAAGTCTGCGCTTGTCAGTTGGCTGGTTCTTTGGATGTTGACTACCCGCATTGGTGGTTCGGTGGTGGTGAGTGCCAATAGCGAAAACCAGTTGCGATCAGTCACATGGGCCGAATTAACCAAGTGGGCAGCGATGCTCATCAATTCACACTGGTGGGAAATCAGCGCGACCAAGCTGGTGCCGGCCAAGTGGTTGACTGATCTGGTTGAGAAGGATCTGAAAAAGGGCACCCGCTACTGGGCCTGCGAAGGCAAGCTGTGGTCCGAGGAAAACCCTGATTCCTACGCTGGTGTACACAATCAGGATGGCATGATGCTGATCTTTGATGAGTCTAGCGGTATTCCAGATCCGATTTGGGACGTTGGCGCTGGCTTTTTTACGGAGAACACGCCGGACAGATACTGGTTTGCTTTTTCTAACCCACGGCGAAACTCTGGGTATTTCTTTGAGACGTTTCACGCGAAACGTGATTTTTGGAAATCTCGCACGGTTGATGCTAGAACGGTTGAAGACACCGACAAGGCGGTGTATGAGCAGATCATTGCAGAGTATGGCGAGGACAGTAGCCAGGCAAAGATTGAGGTTTATGGTGAGTTTCCTTCTGCTGGCGATGACCAGTTTATTGGCGCGACCTTGGTTGATGAGGCCATGAAGCGCCCGAAATGGAAGGATGTCACCGCCCCCATTGTCATTGGAGTTGACCCCGCCCGAGGTGGCGCGGACGCGACGGTGATTGCGGTAAGGCAGGGCAGGGATATTGTGAAGATCCTGCGTTATCAGGGCGAGGATACTATGACGATTGTCGGGCGAGTCATTGACGCAATTGAAGAATTTAAGCCTACGCTAACCGTAATTGACGAAGGTGGCCTTGGTTACGGCATCCTTGACCGGCTGACCGAGCAGAGGTATAAAGTCAGAGGCGTTAACTTTGGCAATAAGGCCAAGCATTCAATTGCGTTTGGTAATAAACGCGCCGAAATGTGGAACGATATGCGGAACTGGTTAAAATCTGCTAGTATTCCGCAAGACAGGCAATTGAAGGCCGACCTGACAGGGCCGACAAAGAAACCTAATTCTTCTGGTACTATCTTTTTGGAAGGCAAGAAAGAGATGAAAGCTAGGGGTTTGGCTAGTCCTGATGCGGCAGATGCGATATGCGTTACATTTGCCTTTCCTGTGGCGCACAGAGAGTACCGCGAGAAACCGCATACATTACGCGCCACCGAACGTGGCGCTGTTTCAACTGGATGGATGGGAGCCTAAATATGCCCTTGGTTAAATCAAAATCACCAGCCGCCTTCCGCGCTAATGTTAAGGCAGAGGTAAAATCCGGAAAACCGGTTCCTCAAGCCGTGGCGATTGCATACTCGGTTAAACGAGAAGCCGCCAAGCCAGCCCCAAAAGGTAAAAAATAATGGACATTACTGGTATCACCGCCGCTGCCGCAGTTGCTGTAGGTGGCTCTGCTAAAGACAAAAGTGATGCCAGCATCCTTGCCGCCGCCCGTTCACGGCTGGATTTGGCAATGTCGGCGCTCTCTGAGTCGCGTGAGGATGAGAACGACGACCTGAAGTTCTATGCTGGCTCCCCTGACAACCAATGGCAGTGGCCCGCCGATGTGCTGGCGACCCGTGGTGCGGTGCAGGGACAGACGATTAATGCGCGTCCTACGCTGACCATTAACAAGCTGCCCCAGCACGTTCGCCAAGTCACCAATGACCAGCGGCAGAACCGGCCAGGTGCCAAGGTCATTCCGGTGGATAGCAATGCCGATGTAGAGATTGCTGAGATTTTTAACGGCATGATTCGGCACATTGAATACATCTCGGATGCCGATGTGGCTTATGACACGGCTTGCGAGAACCAGGTGGCCTATGGCGAGGGCTATATTCGCCTTCTGACTGAGTATTGCGACGACAATACGTTTGACCAAGACATCAAGATTGGCCGGATTCGCAATTCTTTCTCGGTTTACATGGACCCGACCATGCAAGACCCCACCGGCGCTGACGCCAAGTGGTGTTTTGTCACGGAAGACCTGACTCGGGATGAATATGAGCGTATGTACCCCGATTCTGCGCCGATTACGACCTTGCAGTCGCTGGGTGTGGGCGACCAGTCGATTTCAAACTGGTTGAATGAGGACACGGTGCGGGTCGCGGACTACTATTACATAGACTACGACCGCGCAACGCTGAATTTGTACCCCGGCAACCAAACGGCCTTTGTTGGGACGCCCGAGGACAAGCAATTGAAGGCGTTTTACGGCAAACCGCTGAAATCCCGTGAGTCTGACCGCCCCAAAGTGCGCTATTGCAAGATCAATGGCTATGAAATCCTTGAGCAGCGCGAGTGGGTAGGCAAGTGGATACCTGTTATTCGCATTGTTGGCAATGAGTTTGAGGTAGATGGCCGTCTGTACGTCAGC